CGCTTGGTGCGCTCAACAAGCAGAGGCAAAGCACGTCCGAGATCCGCTTCAGTGACGCCGCCCTGAAACTGGTAGACGACCTGAACTGGACCGCCGCCGCCGCCGCCCATTGCAGCTTTGGTCTGCGATACACTCAAAATGCGCCCAGCGCTTTGCGGAACAAACAACTCTCGACCATGCTCGCCCACGGTGTATGGCTGGCCGCTTTTAACAGCGCCACCAGATGCTTGACCAGTAGGGGTGGGGGCAACATTAGAGCCAGACAAATCAACGCCAAAAAACCCACCGACAGCATCTGTAACAAAGCCTGTGATTTGTTTCACGACTAGAACCCGATACAAATCTTTAATGATTTCAGCAGCCATTGTTTTAAAGGCATCGGACGCGCTTGACGTGCCATCAACCATAGACATGAAGGCGCTCTCCATGCTGCTTTCAACTGTAGACATGACCTGAGAGAGCTTTTCCGCATCAAGCCCAATGGCAGAAAGCGCTGGGGAAATTTCAGCCACAGCAGCCAACTGGTCTGCAAGATCCGATGCAGATGCGGCAGCGCTAGAAGTGCCGGAAGCAATGCCGTTAACAGGGTTCAAAATAGAACTCGCTGCTATTGCAGCTTTTTCAAATTCTTCTGCGGCTAAAATGGCGTTTGTTCTGGCTTCAATTACTTCAACTGTAGGAGCCTGCCCCTGAAGTGGCCGCATCATGCTGGCAATAAGAGCCTGCTTTTCTGTTTCTATGCGCTCGCGCTCTGCTTCCTCTGCGCTTAAACCGCGAAGCCTTGCTTGCTCTCTTAGCTGTTCAGTTTGTGCAGCCGCTGCAATCAAAGCTGCGTCCAATTGGGCGTTTAACTCAATCTGCGCCTGATATGCTTGCTCCGAATCTGAAGGCGCGGCAAGCGCGTCTCTTAAAGCCTGCGCTGCTGCTTTTACGTTTGCTTCGGCATCTGCGGTTGCTTCAGAAAAAATGCCGCTTTTTGACCTTTCTGCTTCAAGTAAAGCCCTCTGCGCTCTAAGCGCTAAAAGTTCGTCTGAAGCGTTGCCAGCCGCTTCTGCTTCAGCTTGAAGAGAATCTAAATATTCGGAGGTTCCAACAAACTGATCAAATCCTACATCTCTAAGCTCATTAAACTGTCTGACAAAATTTCCGACTCCCGCAGCAAGTCCAGCTATTTTTTCAGACGCGCCGACGATCAAAGGCGCGACATTGATCAAAGCACTGCTTAGATTTGCATCGATAACGCGCGACATCAAATCCAGTTGCGTCTGAGCGTCTTCTGCGTTTCGGATTAAATCCTCATCAATTACAACGCCAAGCTCTCGCGCCTGTCGCTTCATTTCCTCCATTCCAGAAGAGCCTTCACGCAGGAAGTTCAGCATCGGTGCGCCACTTCGACCGAACAACTGCATAGCTATTGCTGTGCGCTGCATTGGAGACGGCAATTCATTTACCGCGTCAGCTATGACGCCCATTGCGTCCTCAAGACCCATTTCGATCAAAGAATCAGCCGAAAGATTTAATTCCTCAAGCGCAGTCTTGGCTGTGCCAACTCCCATCGCCGCTTCCGCGAGACCTTTCCCCAGCTTTTCAATGCTGCTGTCAAGCGCTGCTTGCGCTACGCCAGCGCTCTCGGCAGTTGTTCGCAAAAGCTGAAGCGCGTCAGTTGTGATGCCGATCCTGTCAGCAGTCTTTCCAATTTCGTCAAGCTGCTCGGTGACGGATTTAACAGAACTGAGCATTGCCCTAGCACTAAATGCAGCCGCAAGAACTCCCACAGCTTTTCCTAAAGCAGAAAATGCCTTGCTGGTTTTGCTCAAATTATTTTGCGAATTTTTTGCAAATCTGGCGACCTGCCGCTGGCTGCGCTCCATCGCCTTCGTGAACTCTTTGTCCTTCGCAGTCAGGATAATGTTCAATTGTTCTGCGCTAATTGCCATCGACTCGCCTTACCAGTTCTCGATATTGATCCGCATTCATCGCTTGAGACCCTGATTCCTTCGGGCTGTGTGCGTCAGACCACCCTTGGAAAACAATCCACGCATCTTTGGGGATCATATCACGAATTTGTTCAGGGCGTAAGCCGATCACAATTCCGTTTGCAATCATGTTCCTGACGTTCAGTCTGTTAGGTCTGGCTCCGCTTCCGTCTTTTTTTTTGCGTCTTCAAACGCATCAGGCATAAACGCGATCCCGACAATAGCTTGCGCCACTTGAAAAAGACGCATCAAATCTTCTGGATTGCACTGAGATACGATCTTGTCCGCTTCGTGATCTTTCTTTCCAGCGCCAACCAAACCAAGAGAAACAATGTCTCTGACCTCTGTAGAGCTTGGCTTTTTGCCACGGCCAAAGAAACCGTCCCACAGCTCAAAAATACCACGATGTTTATCCTCGAAGCGCTCAATCTCACGATTTCGAAGAAGAAAAGTGTAAGAGGCATCTCCGATGTATTCGGAGACGCCCCCACGTGGTGCTTCAGCGGTGATGCTCATTAAGCAGCCGCAAACGTCACAGCGCCAGTGCTTTCAAGGCTCAACGAATAAGTCACGCCGCCTTCAGTCTCGCCGCCAAATTCAAGCGACGTAATCCGAAATGCGCCAGCATATGTGCCGAAATCAGGGACAACGACTTCAAAGTTAGTGCTGTTGTCGTTGGCCATCGCAACGGTGTTCATCCGCGCTTCTGCTGTGCTGTCTTCAAAGAAACCGTCTCCAGATACAGAAACATTTTTCAATCCAGCAAGCGTCTCAGTGTACAGCGCACCCTCTGGAGTCGTGCAGTCTGGCGTCGTGACGTCGATGCTGGAATTGTTCAAAGTCAAAGACTTTGAGTTCAGGCCACAAAGGTTGTTGAGTGTGCCTGCGCCATCGTCAATTTTGACAAGCAAGGCGCGTCCTAGTTGTTTAGCCATAAGCGGCCTCCATCAAAGGGATTTGTTCAGTCTCACGACGATCAATCCAAGCGCTTGCCCAAGGCGCGATCTAGGCGGTTTCTTCAAGCATAGCCTGAAGCACGATGACGGCAGTGTAACCACGTCCTTCAGCGTCTCTTGTAACCGAAAAGGTCTGAAATATCAATTCGACCAAAGTGTGGTCTTGAACGGTGATGGACGCCTCCTGTCGATGCAGCGCGGCCTTGACGGCCTCTGCCATCTGCGCTGCCTCAACGCGCCCCGATGGGCTGCGCGAATGCGCCTCCACAGACACAGAAACGAGCGAACCTTCTATCGTATCGGTATCAAATGCAGCGGGTGTAATGTCACCAAAGCGAACATATGGAAAAGCAACATCCTGCGGTGGCTCATCGTAAACGCGCGTCGAAACAATCGCGGTGACATCGCTGCTTGCAACAAGTGCAGCACGCAATCCTTTTTGCAGCGCCAGGAGAAAGCCGTCAGCCATTCGTCGCCTCCTTGATCCCACGCTTTATTGCGGATTTCATGCTTTTCTTGAACTTCGGGACTTGTTGCTGTTGAGCAAGTCGGATGTATGGCTGCGCGGCAGTTGTTCCACGATTTCCGTTTTTGCGGCCAAATTCTACCGCTTTGGCTTTGATCTGGGCGTCCCTTTCTTTGGGTGCAGCCTCAACAGCGCCCTGATAAACACCGTCTCTGTTTTCATATTTTGTGTGAATCCAGCCTTTAAGCTGGCCACTGTCCACAGGGACCAGCGCCTTCGCTAGCCGTGCCGCCGCTTCGGTGTTGCGCTTGATGGCTTTGACCATCTGCTTTTCAACAGCGTCTGGCATTTTATCGAATTGCTTTCTTAGCTTCTTTGCGCCCGTCACCCTCACGACGCCACCCCGCGTTCAAGCAAGAACTCAATCACTGTGTTTTTGGCGTCAACCTGGGTGACGTTCTTGATCGCCCAAGTCGTGCCGCGAATGTAAACGCGATCAGCAGACGTAACGCCCTGCGTGAAGCTGTCAGAGCGGCAACGCATTGTCGCTGTGGCAACGTCTGCCAATGCTCCGGCCTCTATGCGCTCTTTGCCTTTTGTTTCACGCATGTCAGCCGCGCGAAAACCAAGGTCTGCCCACCCTGAATAGACGTTTCCATAGTCATCAACCGCGCCTTCTGACAGGCGCTGGAATGTGGCCTTTTCACGATAACGCCCAGCGCTAACCATACCAGCAATTCCTGTGCATATTTAGCAGAGACTCAAAGCCAAACGGAATGTTTGACAGTTCGTCATATCCTGTTTGCTCGCGGTTGTCGTACCAGTGGCCGACAAGCAGCATGAGCGCGTGACGAATGGTCTGCGGAACGTCAGTTGTGGCGTCACCATATCCAATTTCATATTCAATTTTGATTGCGTCTTGTCTGTCTTGCGCGACAGGCCATGAAAAGCCCTCTTTTGGGCTGATCTGCGTGGCGAATTGCGTTCCAAAGACCTCATAATTGCCCAAGGTGTCGGTCTGCAAATTGCCGTCAGTGTCATAGTATTTGACCGCATTAACGCCCTGAACAGGGCCAAGGATCAAATTAACAGTCTGCGGAGGTGTTGAATCGACCCACTGCGCCCACTTTTGCGTTATCATCGCTTGGCCTAAAGCACCCCGCACGTCGGTATATGCCACTGCGACGGCAATCAGGCGCGTCAGCATTGTGTCATCGTCAGTGCTTTCGACGCGCAACTGTTCCTTCACCTCCGACAGCGTGATCGGTGTGGTCGATGGCGCGTCAACGATCTCAAGCGCGTGATGGCAGGCGAGTGGCTTTGGCATCGTCTAGTCCTCTGGCACAGCCTTGCGGGTCTTTACCTTTTTGACAGCGCGTTCAACCTTTGCAGGCGCAGAAATTGGCTCTGCAATTCCAGCTTCGATGTAGCGCTTGGCTTCGGCCTCGTTGCAATCGATCTCATCGCCAGCGTTGTGGCTGAAGTCGATCCCGGCCATGCCTGTCAACAAACGAACTTTCATTAAGATTCTCCTAAGATGAGAGAGCGGGGACCGAAGCCCCCGCTCAAGTTATTTACGCACAAACAAGGTGCTTGACTGCGGCTGTGTTGGAAAGAACACCGTCGAAGCGGATGTAACCGAGCAGGCCGCTGTCAGGCGCGAAGCGTTCCCGCGCCACATAGATCGACGGTGCGCCAACCTTGCGGACGTAGAACTTCGACATATCACCGAACAACATCACTTTGTTGCCTGTGCCAAGGCTCGCCATCGCTTGGTTTACGACAACATCATAACCAAGCAAGTTCTGCGGAACGCCTGCCTGATAGTTGCCCATCTGCCAGAGATAGTTGCCGTCACCGTCCTTGAGCTTACGAACCGCAGCAAGTGTGCTGTCGTTCATCATGATCGCGGTCGCAGCAGAGTTGCGATAAGCAGGATCGACAGAGTGGATCAGGTCAATGATCTCATCTGCTGTTACGGCTGCAACGGCTGCTGCTGTCTTACCAGCGGCAGAGTTGGTCACAATGCCTTCAACATCAGACGATCCCGAACCAGTCGTCAGCTTGTCGTTAGCGATGCGACCAAGGCGCTCACCAATCAACTCGCCAAGCAGGCTTTCCATGTTCAGGATGCTGTCAGCATTCAGTTCAGCAGACCAGCGGATCCACTCCGAATCGAAGGAGAACGCGCCGACCGACTTCTGCCCAAAGGTGGCATCCTTGCCACCGTCGTCTGTTGGCTGAGTGCCTTCAGTGTGAGCCACCGCAGTTACGGCTGTGTCGTCAACAGTTGGAATATTGAACGTACGACCATCAGCAGAGTTGATGACGGTAAACAGTTCGTTTCCGTACATCGGACCAGTTGCGACCATCGATTTTTCAATGAACGTAGCCAGTTCAGTCGGGACCGTATAGCCGCCAGCGGAGTTAGTGCCAGCAGTCTGTGCGCGGTTCTCGCGGAGAACATTGCGAACTTCTGAGTCCACATATGCGTCGCCGCCACATGCAATCATTTCAGCGAATGCAGCGCGATAGTCCATTTTGAAACCTTCGTCTACGGCAGGCGCAGAACGGTTTTCAAATGCTGGACGACGATCAAGATCGACATCTTCGCCTGCGCGAAGTGCAGCTTCGACCTTATTAAGACGCTCGACCTTTGCGGCCAGCTTGTCGTGATCTGCCATCATGGCATCAAATTCACGCTCGACTTCCGCAGCGCGGTCTTCTTTTGTGCTGTCTGTCACTTCATCCAGCTTTGCGCGGGCCTCGGTGGCGATCTTCGCCATCTTCTCCCGCAGGTCTTTAATATCAGCCATTTTTGGCCTCCATCTAAGGGATCTGGTCTGTCATCACGACGATCAGTCCAAGCACTTGCCCAAGGTGCAGGGATGGGCGAACAGCGGGAGTCCGCTGCTATTCTTTACAGCTTGGCTTTCATGCGAAGGCGTCTCGCTGCTTGTGTCTTTGCTTCGCTGGCACGGTGCGCTTCAAGAGAGCGCAAGCCAATTTCAGTGCCTGAATATGCAGGCGTTGTGACAATTGCCACGTCATACAATTCCAAATCTTGAATGGTTCGCTTTGGCATGTCGCCGCTGTCGTTCCATTCTTGGCGCGTCGGCACAAACGCAAATGACATTTTGTCCAAGTCGCCGCGCTTCATCTTTGGAACGATTGCTCGAACGTCTGGGTCAGAACCGTCTAGCTCTGTTTCCATATACAAGCCGCGCTCATCTTCAGTAAGACGCAGCGTTCCAGATCGCGTGCGAGCCAACGGCAGGCCGTCATGGTTGATTAAGAAAACAACATCGTCTTGGCGCTCAAGAGCGCTCGCAAATGCGCCGCGTTCAATCACTTCGGTAAACATA